CTTGTGTAGAACGAGTGCTCATACCTGAGCGCCGGTACTGACACATGCATGTCAAATTTGCTGGCATCCAAGCCCACAGCGACGGGCACCCGGAAGCAATCCCACTTGGCGCGCACCACCTGCGCCGCCCTGTCAGCGTTGACACCCTTAATAACTGTCATTGGTGTACGCGCACCAAACACCTTGTTGATCGCAGTGAAGATCTTCTTCTCTGCGAACTTGAGGTATCTTGCCAGTTCTAAGTTGTACCGCGGACTACGTGGATTGATTACTCTCGGAGCCTTCCCGATATCCTGTTTTTCGAACTTCACGAAAGATGTTAGACGAGCGTCATCCTGTTTGACTGGGTCTTTGCATAACGATTCGTAGGCTTTACCGTAAATGATGCGTTTCCGGCCCGTGTAGGCGTCAACAACCTGCTGACGGCTGGCACGGGGTGGAACATGCACCACCGATAGTAACTCCTTGCGGAACTTTGCAAGACCACTTTCGTGAAATTCATTGGGGGACACTGGCAGAGCGGGGCGGAATCCACCGCCCTCCTTACAGAGGAAATACCTCTCCACAAACGCTCGCTCCACCGTGTCCACGTTGTTGTTATAAACACCAAGGTTGTGATCCTGGCCAAACCCGTTCGCAACAACGAACTTACGGGTTTTGCTTGCCTGCCCATTGCGGTGCGCGCACAACTTCCCAACACGGTTAGCCCGTACGAGTAAACTACTCTGGACTCGCGTGTTGGAACCACGCACCACGCATGGGCGGACTCAGCAGACCTGCGGCGGCGCCCTGGGCATGTCATCAAATGACAACGCCCAACGCGCAAACCGTGAAAGCCGAGTACGCCCAGTGGGGATTCGGTCGAAGACTTGCTCACCAAAGTAAGCATTCTTCACGTAACTGTAGTGCGCAGCGATATCGACGTCACGCACACGATAGTTACGGCAGAGTCGGTTGTACTCACGTTCCATCAACAGTTGGTTGGCCTCTGATGGGGCCATCCGTCCCAATCGTGAACGTAAGTGCAAAGCGATTGCAGCAGCAAACCGGGGAACAACACACACCCGCTGTTGTTGTTCGGCATACTCTACCAACTCGGCACCAAGGTCACTGGTGTTGGCAACACCCTCGACCTCTTGTGGCGTGTCCTCGCAACTGGACACATCCACAGCGAGACTGTCAACGCTCCCAGCATTGACGGCCTCCTCTGGCATCGACATCTCATACCCGAGTTCAGCTCGGACACTAGCTATCGCTGCCACGACTCCATTGCCATACCCACGGTAATTCTGGGTGCGCAACATTTCGCGCCGGATGTCATTACGAACTCGCTCGTCAGCGAGGGCTGCTTCGT